GTCAATCCACTTTTCCTCAAGGTATCTGAGAAGTTCCTGCCGCTGGAACTCTTTGCGTTTGAGACCTTTGTGTGAAAGCTGCACCGCGAGGGATGCGCCATATTGAGAAGTGACACGTTCTGTATAACCGAGGTTGTTTAAATATCGCACCATTGCTCTAAGCTCGTCGCCACTGCCAAATTGCGTTGGCAAATCGCCGCTCCAGTCCATTGTGTGCGAGGGCATTTTCTCAAGATATGCGAGAAAATCTTTACTTGTCTTATCAAGCACAATAACACATCCTTTCGGCAAAATAGTACCACAGCCGATGGAGATTCACAAGGAGGTGAGTTTATGGTGATGCGAATCAAAGAGCTGCGCCGGAGCGCAGAAATGAACCAGACGGAGCTTGCCGCAGCGATGGGGGTATCCCAAAACTGCGTATCCGGATGGGAGACGGAAGTGGCCCTGCCAAGGTCGCGCCAGCTTCCGGACCTGGCCAGGGTTTTCGGCTGTACGATTGACGAGCTCTACACGCCGGAGGCACGGTCCCCCATGCAAGCATTTTACCCAAAGGAGGGATGATTTACCATGCAGGAGGTATACAGGAATATCTATAAAACCGCCAGAAAGGCTGCGGGCCTGACCCAGGAGCGCTGGGCGGAGCAGTTGGGAATCAGCACGGAGAGCGTACGGCTTTATGAAAGCGGCCGGGGGCTTCCGTCGGACGAGATTGCGGCGCGGATGGCGGAGGCCGCCGGGATGCCGATCCTGGGCTACTGGCATCTGAAGGAAAAGTCGTGCATGGCGAACGACATGCTGCCGGACATTCCCGCCGTGGCGCTGCCACAGGCGGTGGTGGGGCTGCTGGTTGCCATCCGGGACTTCAGGGAGAATCTTGAGGAGCTGCTGACCATTGCCGCAGACGGCATGGTGAGCGAGGAGGAAAGCGGACTTTTTGAGGCAATTCTGGACGAACTGGAGGGCATTGTCTCGGCGGCAATGGCGGTAAAGTACGCCAGCAGGGAACGGAGATGATAAACATGGGAGGCGGAAAAGTGAAGAAAAATGATTTTTCCCTTGTGAGCAAGGCAGAGGCGGCAGAGATGCTGAACATCTCAATCCAGACGCTGGCGCGGATCGTGGCAGACGGGGACCTGCCCATGTACAAGATCCGCGGCACCTGCAAATTTGACCGGGAGGACATCGACGCTTACATCCGGGGCTGCCGCCAGCAGGCGGTGAAGGTGATCCGGGTGCCGAGAGCCAAGGGGCGGGCGGCAAAAGGCGTGTGCTCGGCGGGAGACACCTACTACCCGGGAATGAAGGTGGTTTAGGGATGAGGGCGCTTTCTTCCTTTGGCGGGCCTCTGCCGCCCTGCCTGAACTGCGGACGGAAGGACTACGCCGCCGGCTGCAGCAGGGGCTGCACCCGGCGGGACCAATACCTGGCCGAGAAACGAAGGGCAGCGGAAGCCAGGCGGCGGGAGGCCGCGGCACAGCGGCTGCTGTCTGAGGGCGCGGTCAAGGCAATCAGACGGGGGTGAAAACGAATGGGAGAGCCGAAGCAGGGGCCGACGGAGAATACGGCGCAGGACCTGCAGGAGAACACCGGGCAATGGGCGATTTTACCGGCCAAGGTCCGATATGACAGCACTATCCCGGCAAACGCCAAGCTCATTTACGCGGAGATCGCCGCCAAAGCCAATGTATACGGCTATTGCTTCTGCCACAACAGCTGGTTTGCCGAGAAATTCCGGCTAAAGCCGGACACGGTCAGCTCGCTGATTACCCGGCTGGAAAAGGCCGGATACATTGCGACAGACATAGACAACGCCAGAGTCAACACAGACCGGCGGCGCATTTATCTGACGGCCGCCCCCTACGACTTTTTAGGGGGTATCGGATTTAAATCCGATACCCGCCCCGGATTTAAATCCGAGGGGGCATCGGATAAAAACCCGGGGCCAATAGAAAATAGAGATATTAAAATTAATATTCCCCCTAAAGCCCCCCAAGGGGGGCGGCGGGAGCCGAAGAAAGAGCCCGACTGGATGCCCGAGCGATTCAAGGCATTCTGGGCGGCCTATCCCCGGGGAGAGAAAAAGCAGGCGGCGATTGCTGCGTGGGATAAGCTACACGCGGATGAGCGGCTTTTAAAGCTCATGGCAATGGCATTGAAGCGTCAGCTTGCCTCCGAGGAATGGCAAAGGGGCATTGGCATTCCCTACGCCTCCACCTGGCTCAACGGGCGGCGCTGGGAGGATGAGGGACTGAAGCCTCTCTCGGAGTCCAGCGGAAGCAGATACGAGGTGGAGCTATGGACCTGATAAAAAGCTATGACGCCCAGGTTGCCGTTTTGGGTAGCCTGCTGCTGGAGCCGGACAAGCTGGGCGGCGAGATCATGCACAGAGTAACGCCGGAGGACTTTGGCACGGCGACGCTCCGCAATCTCTTCCGGGCGGCCAGAGACATCTGGCTGGAAGGGGGAGCTCTTGACCCGGTCACGCTTGTGGCCCGGGCGGGGAGCGGATATGACACGCTGGTGCGGGAGGTGCTGATCGCCACGCCAACGGCGGCCAACTGGGAGGCTTATGCCAAAATCCTCAAGGACACGGCCCAGATGGAGCGGCTGCACCGGCTTGCCGAGCAGCTTTCGGATGCGGACAGCCTTGAGGACGGAAGGCGGCTCCTGGCACAGGCAGAAGATATCCTCACGGCAAGGCCCCGCCGGCGATCCGCTACATACCCGGAGCTGGTGGCCGGCTATCTGGACCGGCAGAACGACCCGACACCGCCGGATTATCTAGATTGGGGCATTAAAGAGCTGAACGCGCGGGTGCCGATTTCACCGGGGCGCTTTGTGGTGCTGGGGGCGGACAGCTCCGTGGGCAAAACGGCGCTGGCCCTGCAGCTGGCGTACAACATGGCAGGCGCGGGGAAGCGCGTGGGATTCTTCTCCTACGAGACCAGCCGGGAGGACTCCGCCGACCGCCTGATGGCGAACGCCGCAGATATTGCCCTGCCGAGGAGCAAGCGCAAGAAGCTGAGCGAGGACGATTTCCGCCGGGCGGCAGAGGAGGGCCTCCGGTCCGACAGGGTGCCGCTGACGGTGGTGGAGACTGCGGGGTGCACGGTGGAGGAGCTGCGGACGGAGATCCTGGCGGGACGCTTCGAGGTGGTTTACATCGACTATGTGCAGCTCATCCCGGCAAAAAACGCCACGGACCGGTGGCAGGTGGTCACGGAGGTATCCATGGCGCTGCACACGCTGGCCCAGCAGTTGGGCGTGACGATTATCGCGCTGTCCCAGGTAACGCCGCCGGAACCCAACGGCAAGGGCAATCGGCGGCCGCTGCGAAAGTCCGACCTGCGGGAGAGCCGGCAGCTTGTTAACGACGCGGACGCGATCCTGATGATGGATCTGGCGGACCCGGATAACCGGGCGGGCCCACGGGTGCTGCTGGTGGACAAGAACAAGGACGGGCCTGTGGGGCGGATTGTGCTGGACTTTGACCCGATCCACATGCGGTTTTCCGTTGTGCCTCCGCTGGAGGACAGCGCCAGCATGAATGGCCGGGAGCGCGCAGAGCTGATGGACCGCAACCGGGCGGAGCGACAGGCCCGGGCGGAGAGGGCAGAGGCAATCCCCGGCCAGAGCAAATTCGAGGAGCTGCCTGACACAGGGGAGGAACTGCCTTTTTAGGAGAGAATATGAAAATCGGAGAAGAGATCCGCTTCGTGCCAGCGGCCTGGACGCAGTTCACCGAGGCCAACGTACTGGAGAACTACGGCGCGGAGCGCAGCGTAAGGGGAAAAATCGTCGGTATCCACCGGGGGCACAGATATTACCGGGTGGAGTACGAGGCCAACGGCTATATCAATTACGAGTGTTTTAAATTCCAAATACCGAGTCTGGAGGACCAGGAAAATGAAAACGGAGATCATTCTTAATCTCAAGGGCGGGGTGGCCAAGACGGCCACGGCCGTCAACGTAGCGGCGATACTGGCGAAGGACTACAATCAGCGGGTGCTGCTGATCGATGCGGACAGCCAGTGCAACGCGACAGAGTTCTACGGGGGCGACCCGAAAAAAGGCAACCTTGCGGCGCTTCTGCGCCGGGGCAACGTGGAGGACGCGGCCTGGGGCATCCAG